TTAAATTCTTTTTTGAATGTAGGAGATGGTTTACATTTAAGACGTTCTCAAGTATCAGTACCTCAATTCACTTCAAACAATAATTCGGAATGGGGTTTGAGGTTAGATGGGTCTCAATTAACTTACGGAACGAATAGCGAAACTTTTTTAATTCGTCCTGATGGTTATGACGACCTCCCAGCTACTAATAGAATTATTACCGGCTCTATTCAAACTAATGATTTTAATGCTGGTCCGTCTGAAGTAAAAACTAGACGTATTCGTAACAGAGCTCAGTTCCATGTCGATTCTAACAACCAAAACATCTTGGTTGATAAATCTGCTTCATTATCCCCCGCTAAAATAAATAACATACCACGGTATATGGGTAGATGGGGAGGATGTGATTGGGTTAGCGATAGTTCTCAAGCTAATTACGATGTAGGTTCTGATGTTAGTAGCACACCTGCAAATCACTTCGGAGCCACTCCATATCGGAAGAACAACAAGCCTGGTATTGTAATTACTAATAACTCTGATGCTGAACTCGTTGGTGTTAATTACGCGGTTGATTCGCATGATACCGGTAAAGGTAAGGTAGCGATTGCAACTAATGGTTCTAACTTAACTTTCCGAGGAACCTCTTCCACATGTACTACTTTTAATTATTTTCCAGTTTTTGACCACGAAACTCAATTTAGAAGCTGGATTTCTGCTGGTGTGGTAGCGGCTGAAAATTCCAACATTGAGATAACAGGACCAACGAAATCTGCGAGATTTGGTATTCCGTTTTTAGCTGAGGGTAATTCTAACTTTAAAGTTAATCCTCCCACGTTAGTAGGTACGGATAACATTTTAGATATTTCTGGTTACAATCTTATTCCTTATGTTGGCGCTTCCGACCCACAACCTAACCACACTAAATTGGAAGTCCACTCAACTCGGGCATGTTTAGTCGCGAATAAAAATTCTAACATCCAACTTTATGGGTTGGGAGGAAAAGTTGTTGAGGGAAGTAACGGCACTAATACCCTAGACTCGGTAGATGTTCTCGCTACTGGATATGCAGACGATTATCTTGGAAATCAAAACAGTCAGTGGGATAGGTCCACCTCTGCGGGATATGTGAAGTTCTACCCTAATGGATTTACTAGTGGGGTTATCGATTCTTTTGCTAGCCGCTTAGAATTAGCGCCTAACGCCACCAATCAAACATTTAACGTTAAAACTCCCTACATCAGAACCCCTGATGCAGGAGCTACAGACTTTAATCATAGAAATGGAATGACTGGAGGAATGGTAGTCCGGGCAGTAGAAGATAGTAGCGTTGACGTAAATCTTGTAAACTTCCATTTCCAAGGTTCACCTTCCTCAGTGTCCGGAGCTTATTATAATTTACTCGGTAAGGGTTGTGAGAACTCTCCTGTATTAGAGAGAGGCGGTAATGCTGGCTCAAATAACACTGACCCTCCTTACACTGTCGTTGATGGTGGAACGGCACTTGAAGCCCCTCTTCCTGGTATTATTGGAGGCGGTGGAGGAACTGGAGGTGGTACAGGCGCCGGAGCAAACTCAGACTTTGAAACCTCAATTGTGTTCGATGACACAAATGGAATGTATACAGATTCCGATGGTAATGCTGAGAACCAAGGTACAATGTTTACCGTTGCGGGACAAGGTAACGAATTTAATGCAACATTTGGTGACGACAGTAATGACCAGATAGGGTCTATGACGGTGCTTGGAGATGAGAGAGCTTCTGCTCCTTACACTGGTGCTAATGCTGACCAAAAAGCGCGGTACAGAGCTTATTTAAAAACCAGCACAGGCGCATCCATTGACCCGCCTAACGGTAAATTGATGCCTGATGATTATGCGTGTATGGGTTCCCAAATTCAAATTTGGAACATAGCTGACACTTCTCGTATCCATGCTGCAAATATTCTGGCTAACGGTATGGACCCGACCGCTTGGTCTTTATCCGGAGTCCCTGGCGGAGCTTCAAACTGTCATGGTCCAATGGGTAAATGGAGAAACGGAGTTTCTTTAGATTATTACGGACTGGGTGGACGAAGAACTACGTACGGTGGTTGCGGCGCAGTATTCGCAAACACTGGAGTCTTCCGTTTGATGATGTCTACGAGAGGAGATTTGAAATCCTTTTATGATGTAAGTACATTGAGTGGCACGTCCACAGGTTCTAATGGTTGGCGCGATACCGCGAATTATGGTGGTTCCCCGGTTGACCAGATTAACGGCGCGGGCTATACTCACTGGACACAAAACGTACGTGTTCTAGGAGGTGCCGATAACATACGACGACTAACTGGTACCGACTCGGATTTCCCAGGAGGTATCTATCAACTATCCAGTTGTTTAAGAGTTAATGGGTGGGGTATGCCTTCAATGGACCCATCAGCAGGTGTCGCAACTATGCAACCTCGTATCGCAGGATTCAGCGCATATAACGCAGTATCAGGTCTCGCAGGACAACCTTCGGGAGGGTACTTCTATACAAATAATGAACCGGCTACACCATTCGCTCCTATAGGAATGGATTACTATGGGTTTATGCGAAACTGGTTAGATGAAACCGCGGCGGGGATGTTCCAAAATGCAAGGCATATGGCGGAAGATAAAGTTAATGGGTTATCTATTTATCGTTCTCACATGTCGGGAGCTACCGGCGGGGAGGGTCGAGACCATGATGATACAGCATCGTTCGGAGTCGGCGTAAGGTCACTCAACTTGTTTGACCTGGAGAGGTTACTATAATGGCACAAAGAATAAATGAAGACATTCGGTTTTACTTACCAGCCGACCCTTATTACTATCAGGTGGATAATCTTCCTTTAGAAGATTTATTGACTAACGATGTAAGACTTCAAACTCAAATTGATGAGATTAATGCGGCTGACCGTGGTAACACTGTGGGTCGTGCAGGGTTTACCGAACTCCAACCCTTTATTGATGATGCTTTACCCGGAACTGTAACGGTTAGACCAGGGAACTTTATTGGCAGAACCCAAAGAACTTCTGGAGGAAGTTTAGTGGGCGCTGAAGGAACTAATAGGGTAAATGACGGTATTTATGAACTTAATGACCCAGCTACTCAACCCGGAACAGGGGACAACCCTACAGGAACTTACTCGGTCAGCAATCCCCCTAATACGGACTCCACTGCTGGCAGGTATGTTGGACGTAATGCAGTCTTTAATTTTAAAGGACAAACTGTATCAATAGATTCTTTTGATTTCAATGATTTTGAATTTGATGGAGACACAACCGCTCCTCTAGGTCGTTTAGATTTGATAGGCATTACCACTGTCAATGGTGCTATGGATGACCCATACCTTCCTGGAAATCCTGAAGCTAACGGTGTCGTCGTTGGTGATGGTTACGCAAAATTGGCTGTAGTTAAAGGCGCCGGTATTACGACGGTAAACAACGGACAACGTCAAGTTATTGTTGGAGAAAAATATATTACTGTAGGAAGCCCACAAGAAGTCGTAAATGATTTTGGAAGGAACATTGATGGGGACGTCGTACCGAACCCAGAGATAGGGACAATCCCGATGCCTGATGATGTGGTGAATGCTAACTTCGCAAGAACTTTAGCTGAGAATGGGGAGATAGCTCAAACTCTTCAAGAGTATGCTTACTCAAATAAAAATGCAAGTTTCTTTCTACCTTTAGCTTATGTGTTTGTTCCTCAAAGCCATGTGGAAGGAAACCCTATCCCAGAAAGTTATTTAAGAGATATCCGTCCGTTTTTCAGAACCGCAGAACTAACGCTACAAGAAAGACAAGCTGTTGCTGGTTCAGTTCAACCTAGTATTCAAAACCCTTTTGCTACAACATCACACGCAACAGGTATCGCAGACGCCCGAGTAGATTTACTTCGTCAAGAAGTACAACAAATGAGAGATGCATTAGCAAGCTTACAAGCTACTAACACGGTGTTAATTGACCCTATTAATTTAGGCAC